ATTCTGGCAGAACTTCGAGCGAGTTTCTATCCGCGCCGCGAGTAATCTTTGACGGTGAGGACGCTTACCTTGACGCGTTCCAATTCTTGAACGAACGCCTAACGTATGAACCAGAACTAGATAGTGTTTTCCAGGCGTACTACGATACAAGCGAGGATCACGCAAGTGATGATATCGAACTATGGCCGCAAACTATTGGAGCCACGGGGGTGAATGTAATCCTCACCGCTAACTATGATGAAGCGCTTAGCCAAGCGCTGCAATTCTCACACTTTGAATACAACGGCGCGGAATACGTTCTGCTACAAGTTCACGGCGGCGCGGACATTCGTGGCGGCTACACACGCCCAAAGTTGTTTAGTGTCAATGATGATCTAGCTATCTATGACTTCGAGTCGTTGCCGCTTTATTGCACGGCGTGTTCTTTTCGGGTGTATCTAATCGGCGGACGTGTTGAGGATCAAGAACACGGCGAGAGTTGCGGGCTAGGTTGCGGCGGAACGCTGAACCTAATGCCAGACAATAGCGTATCGGGTGGACACACTTGGAAGATTAGCGACGGTTGCCCGTGTTGCTTAGCCCCCCTAAGCTAACGCCTTAGACACGCGAACCCGCTTAGCCCTAATCGGCTAGGCGGGTTTTGTCGTTAACTGGCAACCACTCCCAAAGATCTTTGAACCGCTTCAGCGAACGCCCTAGCGCAAACTGGGATCACGGGTGCAAGTGTCACGGCAACCGATCACGCCCTAGCCCGCTTGAACCGCTTAGGATCACGCTAACGAACGCCGGCAGCCCCGATTATTGCACTATTAGCCCTTGTACGCCATTCTCACGCCCTTAGCCCTAGTCGCAGGCACTATCACCCTGGAACGATACCCAAGCCGCTGACGGCATAGTCTGGAGCGCGGGGGGCATAGGCGGGGGAGCGGGGTAATTCTTGACCTAGGGGAGGTAGCGGCACCCCGACGCCGCTGTTGTGTATCTTTCTGCGAAACTAAAGTTTTATGGTAGCCTGATTTACATGGGTAGACCACCGAAACCAATCGAGCAAAAGAGACTGCTAGGCAACCCCGGACAGCGCAAGCTTCCCGATGCCCTAACAACCATCTCTGTACCAGGAGGGTACGTGCCACCACTACGCAAACTAGGCGAAGCAGGTCTAACGCTATGGGAGTCAATCTTTGAGAAGGGCGAGCTGTGGATTAGCAGTCGCACCGACACTCACTTCTTGCAGATGGTTTGCGAGCAGCACGACCGCAGGCAGATGCTAATGCAGCTTGCCAATGCCGACCCTGAGAACTGGCGGGTGTTCAGGCAGCTACACGACTTAGAAGTAATGATCAGTAACAACATGGGCAAGCTTGGACTAACGCCAGCAGATCGCACAAAGCTAGGCTATGCCGAGGTCAAAGCCCGATCCAAGCTAGAGCAATTACAAGATAAGTGGGCAAGCAATGACCAGTTGGCCTCCTAGATGGCTAACACCTACGCCTGAAGAAGCCTTGGCTATTTCTCACGGTCACAAGGCATCTGATTTCATTGACGCCTTTGCGGTGGTGACAAAAGATTCAGTCGGTGGTAAAGCTGGAGATCCTTTGCGCTTGCGTGAATGGCAACGTGAACTTCTGGTTCAGGCGTTTGCCTCAAACGGCTTTGGCTTCAAGCATCGTGTAAACCTAATCGGCGTCCCTCGAAAGAACGGCAAGAGTGCGCTGGCTTCAGGCATTGCTCTCTGGTCTTTGCTGACAGGCCCTAAAGGTGGAGAGGTTTACTCTTGCGCGGCTGACAAGGATCAAGCTCGCATCGTGTTCGGTGAAGCCAAGAAAATGCTGGAAGCTGACCCCGACCTTTCCGAGATGGCAAAGATCTACCGAGACGCCATAGAGATCCCATCTACTGGTTCGGTCTACCGAGTTCTATCTGCCGAAGCCTTCACAAAAGAAGGACTGTCACCCACAATGGTGATTTTTGACGAGCTTCACGCTCAGCCTACACGCGAGCTATTTGACGTAATGCAACTAGCCCAAGGAGCGCGAGGTGACCTTGCCACAATGTTCTGTATCACTACAGCAGGGCAGAAGGCTGACAAGTCAGGTCAGGACTCAATCGCCTACGGACTTTATCAGTACGGGCAGAAGGTTGCGCGAGGCGAGGTAAAAGATCCTAGCTTCTTTATGGCGTGGTGGGAAGCAGAAGCGGACGCTGACTACAAAGAGCCGCAGACTTGGAAAGACGCAAACCCTGGCTATGGCGACATCAACGACATTGCAGACTTTGAAAGCACCGTCCTTAGAACGCCAGAGGCAGAGTTCCGTACCAAGCGCTGCAACCAGTGGGTGTCTAGCAACCTGACTTGGCTGCCGTCAGGCAAGTGGGAAGAACTAGAATCCGAGCGAGTAATCACAGCAGATGACGAACTGATCATCGGCTTTGACGGATCCTTCAGTGGTGACACAAGCGTTCTAGTAGGTTGCACCATAGAGAAAGACGGCACGCTGCCACACCTGTTCTTGATCAAAGCTTGGGAAAAGCAACCAGACGACGACAACACATGGCGCGTAAACATCACAGACGTGGAGAACGAGATTGTCAACTTTTGTCAAGAACACCCGAAGGTGCGAGAAATAGCGTGTGACCCTTACCGCTGGCAGCGCACTATGGCCTTCCTAGAAGAAGAACGAGGACTGCCAATTGTAGAGTTTCCGTCAACAAGCGCAGCGCGAATGGTAAAAGCAACGGCAAGGTTCTTTGACGGAGTTATGGAAGCAAAGTTCACACAGTCAGGTGACCCCCTGTTGGCACGACACCTAGACAACTGTGCGCTAAAGATAGACAACCTTGGCCCTCGTATCGTTAAGGAAAACCGTAATAGCAACCGTAAGATTGACGCTGCCGTAGCTGCTGTCATTGCTTACGAAAGGGCTACCATCGGTAGAATGGAAGAAGTAGTGCCACAAGTATTTATATAGGCGGTTATGTTGGCGAATATTTTACAGGTTTCAGGCGCAGTGCTAATTTCAGTAGGCGCGGCTATCGTATGGCTACCAGCAGGTATTATCCTAGCTGGCATTGCTTCAATCATCTTTGGACTTGCATTGGAGCGTAAGTAATGCTGAACAACCTCTTTGAAAAAAGATCTATCAACTTCCAGACTGTCTGGGGTGCCGGTGACATAAACGACACTACAACTCTGTCAGCCGTAGTCATAAACTCTGAAACGGCAATGACAATCAACGCAGTCTTTTCTGCGGTTTCTCTAATCTCTGACACCTTGGCAACACTGCCTATGGATGCCTTCATCCGCACACAAGGTGCAAGATACCCTCTAAGACCTCGCCCTGAGTGGGTACTAAAGCCAGACGTGGACACAACTCGCGAAGCCTTCTACGGCTCTGCAATAGTCTCGCTGCTTCTAGATGGCAACACCTTTATCCGCATCTACCGCAACGATGCTGGCAAGATTGTAAACCTAGTTACGCTAAACCCTACCGATGTAGAGATCAGGCGTAACGGCTTAGGTCGAGTTATGTTTGACGTCAAGGGCGAAGAAACCATGCTTAGCTCAGACGACGTAATCTTTATCCCTGACGTAGTTCGCCCTGGCAGCCTGCGTGGAATCTCTCGCGTAGACGCGCTGAAAGAAAACCTCGGACTTGCCAAGGCACTTGAAGCTTACGCAGCTAAGTTCTTCGGTTCAGGCACACAGACTTCAGGCATCTTGGAGGTTCCTGGCAACCTAAGCGCTGAGCAGGCAAAGGATATGCAAACCGCGTTTGACTCTCGCCACAAGGGTTGGGCAAGAGCGCACAAGACCGCAATCGTTACAGGTGGAGCGCAGTACAAAGCAACCAACGTGCCTAACGATCAAGCTCAGTTCTTAGACAGCCGCAGGATGGCAGTAGAGGACGTTGCAAGAGCCTTCAACATCCCGCCACATCTTCTAGGGCTACCAGGCACAAACACCTACGCTTCAGTCGAGCAGAACAACATAGCCTTTGTTACTCACACACTAAGACCAATAGCGCAAAAGCTAGAAGGCGCTTTGTCAACTCTGCTATCTCAAGAGACTGGTCTAGAAGCTGCCTTTGTAAAGATTAGCCTAGATGGGCTGCTACGTGCCGACATGAACTCTCGCACTCAGTCCTACAGCACGCTATTGCAAGCTGGCGTTTACTCAATAAATGACGTAAGAGCCTTTGAGGACTTGCGACCTATTGAAGATGAATCTGCCAACACAGTTCGTGTGCCACTTGCAAACGTCAACATAGCTGCTGCCGACCTAAGCGTGATGAACCAAAAGGTAGAGATGGCGCAGCAACTTATTCAGATCGGCTTTGTGCCTTCAGATGTAATGGCAAAGCTAGGATTACCAGACATTACCCACTCAGGCAAGGATTCAGTCCAGCTACAAAACGACGGGCTTGAATAATGACTACGGAAAGAGAAACCAATGGCACTAATACCAAACGGCTCAAAGATGCCGGTAACGAACAAGCAGCCCGAAGTAAAGAAGCCAGTCCCAGTAGCGCCTGTCAAGATTGTGACGGAGCCTGTGGAGTCTGTGACGCCAGTAGAAGTAGAATTCAAAAAGAAGAAAAAAAGCTGAAGGGCAACATGAAGCAGAAGATGGAACAGCGCGTAAACGTAGCTGGGTTTGAAATACGCGAGGAAAGCGACGGTATGCACTTTGCCGGATACGCTGCCTTGTTTGACAGCCCATCTCAGCCACTACCTTTTACTGAGCGAATTGCTAAAGGCGCTTTCAAGCGCTCACTCAGCGCTCGCAACGACATAAAGTTCTTGTGGAACCACGACTCAGGCGAAATACTGGGATCTACCCGCGCTCGCACCATGACGCTGAGCGAGGACGATCGTGGACTAAAGGTAGAAGGTATGCTGCCTAACACTTCTCGCGGACGTGATGTTGCAGAGCTTTTGAGGCGTGGAGATGTAGATGCAA